GCTTTTTATTCCTCGATGAAGTCGATGCCTATCCCGGTGACGTGGGCGAGGAAGGCGATCCGATCACGCTCGCCGAGGCACGCTCACGCACGTTCGGTCATAGAGCGAAGGCGTTTCTGATCTCCACACCGCGGATGAAGGGCACGAGCGTGATCTCGCGCGAATACGAACGCAGCGATCAGCGCAAGTACTTCGTGCCGTGTCCGCATTGCAGTAGGCAACAAGCGCTGCGGTTCGATCAGCTGCGCTATGAGAAGCTCGAGGTCCGCGACGAGGCCACCGGCACGCAGCGCGTTAATGTCGTTAATGTGCATTATGAGTGTGAGCACTGCCAGTGGCAGATTTATGAGCACTCGAAGACCGAGATGCTGGAGCGCGGCGAGTGGCGTCCGACCTCGCAGTCCGATGATCCGAACATGCGCGGCTACCATCTGAGCGCGCTGTATTCTCCGGTCGGATGGCTGTCATGGAAGACGATCGCGCAGCAGTGGGAGAATGAGGCCGTCAAAAGCGTGGACGCGCGGAAAGCGTTCATCAACACTGTGCTCGGTGAGGAATGGGAGGAAGAGGCTAATCCGGTCCCGGATTGGCAGCGGCTTTACGACCGCCGCGAGACCTGGGCGCATCGGACCGTCCCGGCTCATGGCCTGTTCCTCACCGCTGGTGCCGATGTGCAGGCCGATCGCATCGAGGTCGACGTCTGGGCGTGGGGCCGAGGGATGGAGTCGTGGCTCGTCGAGCACGTCGAACTTGCGGGCGATCCGGGGCATCCCGATGTTTGGAATCAACTCACGCAGTTGCTCGGACGCACATGGGATCATGCATCTGGCAAGCGCATCAGCCTGAAGCGGCTGGCGATCGATACCGGCGCTTATACGCAGGACGTTTATCAGTGGGCGCGGGCACAGGATCGTGCACTCGTGCTGCCGATCAAAGGCGTGCCGCAATATGACCGCAGCATTCCGGTCTCTGGACCAACGCGCGTCGAGATCACCCAGGGCGGGCGAAAGCTTCGCGGTGGCCTCAATCTCTGGACGGTCAGCGTTTCGTTTTTCAAGCGCGAGTTCTACAAGCACCTTGAGCTCAGCAAGCCGACTGAGGAGGAACGTGCACGTGGGACGGTGTTTCCCCCCGGCTACGTGCACGTTTCCACGGCAGCGAGCGATGAGTGGATCAAGCAATGCGTTGCCGAGCAGCAGGTGATCATCCGCACGCGGCACGGCTTTCGCAGCCGAACCGAGTGGCGCCCACTCAGGGCACGCAATGAGGCATTGGATATGCGTGTTTATGCTCGTGCCGCGGCATGGCTCGAAGGCGCGGATCGGTTCAGCGACCGGCAATGGCGCCTGGCAGAGGAGCAACTCGGTGTGGCCACACCCAGACCACCGCCATCGCCGCCGGATGATGAACCGCCGCCATCGCCACGCGGCCCGCAATCGCCGCCACGGCCACCGACGCCACCACCGCCGCGGCAACCGCCACCATCGCCTGCGCGGCGCCGTGTGGGATATTCGACATGGTGAAGCCAGTCAGCAAGCCAGAGGCCTGTCGCCTGATGGTCCAGGTCATCGCCCGCTATCTTGACGAATGCCGTAGGGCCGAGCATCCGCCCTATCATCGCGAGGTCGTCGAGCGGATCTATGACGCGCTGGTGGAACGCCAGTGGCTTGAGCCAGGGGAGAATGCCCATGCCCAAACTCCGCGTGTTCAGCAAACCGGCCAACAGCCGACCTCGGGGCGCCCCACTGGTCCCACGCAGTACCGCCGTTAGGCCGCAGAGTGGCCCGCGCGCTTCCCACCGTGTTGCCGCACCCGCCATGAGCCGGTCCTCCGCACAGACGCAGGCGTCCCGCTGGCATCGCTAGCTAATGGCCCGCCGCGCTGAACAACTCAGTGCCATCGATCGGCGTATTGCGGAGTTGGAGCGCCGCGTACTTCGCCTCGAGAACGCCGCCACCGCAGCGGCACAGTTGCAGGCTCAGGCAGCCACCCCACAGCGCCCGCCAGAGCCACCGCCAGCGCCTCTCGAACCCGCGCCGGTGCTAACTCCCGAGCCGGAACCAGAGCCGCCCACAGCCACACCAGAGCCGCCGCAAACGTCGCCCGGTGTTGCGGTCCACGAGGAGACGCCGGAGAAGCCAGCTGAGCCGGAACCGCCTGACCTTCCGCTACCACCACCGAGACCGCGTCACCCGTGGGAACGCGACCAGTGACCATCCTGCTGGTCATTCTGATTCTGCTGATCCTGTTCGGCGGAGGCTATGGCTATCGCTCGGCGACCTTGACGCCCGCCAATCCGCTGTCGTTCGTGCTGATGGTGTTGCTCGCGGTGTTTATCATCCTGCTGTTCACCCAGCCTTACTGGTGGTACGCGCGGCCGCTCCCGTGATCGATATTCACATGGACACCACGCAGTTGGATGACGCGCTGCAAGGTCTCCAACCGCCGCGGCTTAATGAGGCGATCGCTAAGGCACTTTCCGATACACAACGCGCTGGCAAGACACGGGCAGCCATGCTGATCGCGCGCTCCATGGGCGTGCGCTCTGCTACCGTCAAGGATCGCATCGTCACACCATTCGTCACACCTGGCGCCAATCGCGCCGAGATCCGTGCGAGCAAGCGACCGATCGCACTCAATACCTCCGACTTCCCGTCCACGCGCCAGACGGGGGCGGGAGTGGTGACGCGGGCGTGGGGGCGCCCCGTCACCATACGCGGCGCTTTCATTGCTTCGATGCGCAGCGGCTATACCGGCGCATTCGTGCGTGTCTCTCGCTCGCGGCTGCCGCTCAAGAAACTCTGGGGGCCGACCATCTGGGGCACGTTCGTCGCCCGCCATATCGCACCACCTGTCACGCAACGTCTCGTTCAACAACTGCCGGGCAATCTCGTCAGACGCATACGCTCCGAGATGCGGAGGCGCGGCTGATGGCGCGTCGCCCGCGCAATCGCAATATCCCGCTGCCGCCCGATGACGAAACCAGCTGGGACTTCGAAACCGAGAGCCGCACCGAGTGGGACGAGGCGACAGGCGAAGCCACCGCATGGGACGGTGGGATCACTCAATGGGACGACAGCCAGACCGAGTGGGATGCTGATGTCAGCCTGCGCGGCCGAGCGACTGACGAGGACCGTTTTCCGACCATATGGGACGACGGCGATACCGACTGGGACGAGGGTGGCGCGACCGGATGGTGGGACCAACGGGCCGGTGATGGCGGCGGCGATGGCGTCAGCGCGACAGAGTGGGATGACGGCACGACCGAGTGGGACAAGCAGGAAGCCGGCATTACCGAGTGGGACGATGGCACAACCCGCTGGGATGTCATCGAGCCACCACCGCGGCCACCGCATTTCCCAACTGTCGATTGCTCGCTTGAAGCCATGCAGGCACGTGCCGCACGTATCAATGCGATTAAGGATAAACTCATCTCCGGTGTCAGTTCAGTCGGCGATCGTGGACGGTCAGTGAGCTACGCGCACACGACGCTGCTGGCGATGATGAAGGAAGAGCAGCGCGATCAGGACTTCTGTATGGGTCGCCGTCCAATGCGCATGGTCTACCTGCCGCTGTGTAAAGGCTAATGGCAACCGAACGGGCGTCCTTCATCAGCCGCGTCGGCAGGTGGCTGCAGGGCAGTCACGGGCACGCTCATAACATCCTTAACCCGATGCGCGCGGGCAGCGGGTGGGGCGCTGCCGGCTGCATGACGCCGGGTCTCGAGGCAGGCTCGGTCGGGCGACGGCTGGCAGGCTGGCAGCCAATTCAACAGCACGTCAACGGACTGATTAACGCTGCGGGCGAGAACATCGTCACGCGGGCACGATGGCTCGCCCGCAATAATGGGTACGCCCGCGCCGCAGTGCGCTCGTGGACCGCCGCGACCGTCGGCGCTGGCATCAAACCGTCCTCGCTCGTTGAGGAGCAAGACCTCCGCGAGACAATCAACGCCGCGTGGTTGCGCTGGACAGATCAGGCCGATGCGGAGGACATCACCGACTTCTATGGCCTCACCCGTCGCGTCGCGCGCGAGGCGTTTCTCGTCGGCGAATGCTTCGTGCGCTTTCGTCCGCGCTTTCCGCAGGATGGTCTTTTCGTGCCGCTGCAGCTGCAAGTCCTACCGGTGGAGCAACTCGGCACGTGGCAGACGCTGGATGTCGCCGAGAATGGCAACCCGATCAGGCTGGGCATCGAATACGACGCCAACCGCCGCGATCTACGTGTCGCGTATTATTTCTGGCGTGCTAATCCGGTCGATGACACACTGTCATTCAGCGAGGCGTTGCTGACGAATGAACTCGTCCGTGTTCCAGCCTCGGAAATCATCCACGTATTCGATCCGGTAGAGGCCGGCCAAATTCGCGGCCTGACTGGCATGGTCGCGGCGATGGTGCCGCTGTTCCTGCTCGATAGTTATGACGAGGCGGAGGTCGAGAAGAAGCGTCAGCAGGCTCGCTTCGCCACGTTCATCAAACGGCCGGATTATCGCGACGCCAACGA